TTTTGTAGACGTTATACATTGATATATTTTAAAATTTTTATGTAGTAATAACATATTCTTAAACACATTATTACAATTTTTGGAATGCTCATCAATCAATTGGGTGATTATAATACCAATTGATACTTACATAACTAAAGATTATATGTTGATTATATGTTGATTAATAAACAGTAGCATGATTGGTTTGATTATATACTCAATCATAATATAATAAATTTATAATTCTTAATACTAAATAAAGTTTTAAAAGTTTTTAAATACACATGATCATTTTGTAACTTGGGACATGCTCGCCAAGTGCCGCTCTTAACGACTTCGCTTGTTTTATTTATTTTAAATAAATTGTTTTAATTTTATTAAATTCAACACATGATCATTTTGATAACTTGGGACATGCTCGCCAAGCTTTTAAAATTTAAAAATTTTAAAATTCGTATACTAACGTGGGTCGTGCCACGAGTCGTGCACAGATGATCCCCGATTACCTAGGTTCGCAACCTAAGGACAACCGGTGCGCCGACCAACCATTATTTTGACAGATAGCTAGTCTGTTAGGCCCAGTATCCGTTTAACCCATCCGTAAAAGCGGACAAGGACAGACTGGTTCGAAGTGGGGGCCTATAAACTCCGAGTCTTAAATCATCACCAAAGGCTGAATAAACCCTGATGTCTTCACCAGTTTGAGCACCGGACAATGTTATAGTGCCTGAACTAATGGGAGCAACTTCTTGTGTTTTGCTGGTAAATAAGAAGTTGAAATGTGATTGAAATGGTACGGAGACATCTACATATTGACGTTTCCATGATGGATAGCCCATTTCTCTCGCATAGGGACCAACAACTGAAGTGTCGGCAACGATTTCCTTATCATTAATTGATAAAACCGTTCCGCGAATAACATCACCTGCTGACACATTGAATTGACCACCTCCATTAAAGAATGGCTGAAACAAGATCTCCAAGTATTCGCTATCCTCAATAAAGAATCTATACTTGATCGATCCAGCCCATGCTGCGAACAATCCTCTCCACATGGAACAAACTTGTGTTGCAGCTTGTATGTAGGTAGTCTCTCTACTTCCACTCTTCAAAAATGTGGTTTGCACAACTTGATCAAGATTTGGATTCTGGATGAACTCAACTCTCACATATCTGCGACCAATCTCAACAATATCAGTTGGGCAAAACTCAAATTTTGATAATGGTTCAACCTTATGTGGAACATTTGGTCTCTCCTCACTATCATGAGTTATTTCGCTCGTCTCAACATGGTCAACATCAGTGATTTCATTCTCATTACCTTCAGCAAAGAATGTTGGAAGTATTGGTTCATAAACAGAGATCGTTTCAGATGTTAAAGCGATATTGAAACCTGCCCATCTTTGATCTAAATAAGGAGTGTTAGCAAAGAATCCGTCTCCTTGTGGGAATATATATCCAACAGTGCAGTTATCAGCTAGAAAACCAAGACGTTTATTATTCCCATCGGCATAAATCAAAATTGATTTAATTTCTGAAGCCCAATTTTGCTTTATGGTGTTGATAAATAGTAGTCTGCCTCGAGCAGTATATATTCCTGGTTCTAAAGCATTCACATTTTGGTCAGTTGTTAGTAGAGGTAGATATCCAAGTCTAGCAATTGCAACTCCCCATGCTGGCATTGGTTCAGTTGCGACTGGTTGTGGAATTCCTGTAACGAGGATATCTTTCTTCTCAGAAGCTTCCAATTGACCATATCCATTCCATGTAAAAGGAGAAAAAGCTCTTGGAACAGCAACTTTGACGTTCAAGAATCTAACATACATTAGAACATCAATTGTTTGAGGTACTGTATCTGGGGCTACAAGTTGGTTAGCAATATACAAACCAAAAGTTCCTAACGAATGATTCTGAGTAGGATCTATTACTTTTGAACCTTCATAAGTCCTCAAAAATTCTGTCTGAGCGTTAAATTGGATAGTCATTGAACAAACGCTATTTTCTCCAGAGAAATCCATGATATTTGAATATGCAACACTACGAGAACCTTCTTCAATAGCATCCACTCCGTAAGCAACTACACCTTGTAAACGACAAGAGTGATATTGGGTTCTTACAAGAACGAAAGTGAATTCTATATCACCACGCCAAAAATGGAATTGATTCAATACCGCCACATTAACGGGAATATTGTTACCTACAGCAATATTCAGCCGCGAATCCAACGATAATTCAACCAAAGCAGTGTTGGTGGGCATAGAAGTGTTCAGTGGTATTGTTGTCATTAAACAATTACGCATGCAATTGACATCTATTCTTGTTTCTGCTGGGTCAAAAATCATGCATTGTTGTCTGGAGAAAGTTGATGGCATCAACTGCATATCTCTGGTTGGTCTAATTCCATAGGAATTTGAAAAACCAGGGAAAGCTTGTTCTACTGGAATGGCTCCTGATGACAATGGAGGATTATCCAATCCTACTGGTACCTTAAGATCAGTTGTTATATCTGGGGCAAAGGCTAGATCAGCGGTTGGTGTGTTTGTTATGTCACTAATTGGCATTGTTCCTCCTACATTAGTATAATTATTAGTGACGTTGGTGGATTGTCCAGCTCCTTCAGCTATAAAAGTTGTTGGCAAGGTCAAATCATTTGATTCTTGAACTCCTGTAACTCTATAAAATCTCTGGGGCTTTCTATTCTTTACTGGAAGTGGACGAGGTATGGAGAAAGAACTATTGTGGAAACTAGAATAGAGCGAAATGGAAACTGGTTCACCTCCAACTGATGATAAAGGAGATATTGGCGTTACGAAAACCGTTCCTAAAGATTCAGTTGCTCTAGCTACAGTGTTCATTACCGTKCGGAAATAAAGGAAGGGAATGGTTATCTCAACAGTATTGTTTTTGTCTGGTTGTAAATAGACATGATTTGTTGTTGAAATATTAGCCAACTCACATTCATAAGAAGCCAACGGCATAAAATACACAGCTAACAATCCACACATGAAAGGAGTTCCGTTAACTTGGAAAGTCAATTTCACATCTCCATTCCAGAAAAGAAATCTATCAAAAGGCATATTCTGAACGTTATCTGAATCACCTAGTTCTAAAAGTCCAAATGGAATTGGGATAGTTTTAATTGCCTTGCCAGGTATGTCTGATGTGCTCCATTCGAATGACTCTCGGAAGAGTGTAGATTCTAAACCAAAAGCCAAATCCTGAGGCAACTCAGCTACTGCTTTATTACGAAGTGTTGTCATCATGGTAGTTTTATTCAAACTATCGCTAACTTTGACATCACTTGCATTGAGGTTAACTAAACCTTCATTTCCTTCAGCAGTGTAACGAGGATAAGTTGCTTCACTCGCAGCAGTTCGGTTTGAAACTTCATATACCATCAATTCCCATGGCTTAACTTCAATTTGAGGATAATTTACTCTTCTCAAGGCTCTATTAATAGAGGAAGCTCTTTCCAAGTAATATTCTTCACCCCAAAGAGATGACATCTCAATAGAAGTCTGACACCTTGCTAACAAGTCCTCATTGAAATCCCGAGTCCACAAAACCATCTCAGTGATAGTATCTTTCTTTAAAGCACCAACCCATCTTCCTTTTATCAATCTTGGGTGTGCACCTAAGAATGTTAAATCTTCAAATTTGCGGAATTCTTCAGATACCTCAGCTTCTTTTTGATCGTCAGTATATTCAGCTCCCAACTCCTTATAAGCTTCTTGTATATTCTTAGGATTCATGAACTTGGCTGCTTCATCACTAAAAGAGTAAATATGGTCATCACCTAATATTTTTGCACGGACATGTTCTTCAAATATTAGATTCCTACCAAATTTCTCACAATTAAGTTCGAAGATATACCTTAACATCGCATCATGAACTAAACAATTCAATATGGTTGTAAAGAAGCATCCGGAAAATTGGGTATTTGCAAAAGTCAATAAATGTTTCTCTACGATAACTGGAGCTTTGACTTGGTGTTCATAAAAACTTTCATAATTCCTACTATTTATTAAACTGGAACATGTTTGCATGATTCCATAATAAACTTTCTTTTGTAGGTACGCGTTCATGTTTTTATCCCATCCTTTAAAATCTCCAGCAACAAAATTGTTACCGACTTCAAGCAAATATGAGTGAATGATGTCCATGTCATAAGAATACTGGTTGAGACCTACTGCGTGACTTAGCTTATCGTAAGAGTGGTTGTAAGCAATAACGAAAGAGCCGAAAATCATACGGAAAGCAGTATTAGCAATCATATCACCACCGTAAATAATTCGACAACGTTTTTGCTTAATTTTCTTCTCACTGACCAATTCATCTTTAAGATAAGCAACGAAGCGTCCTTTTTCACATTCACCACGATCAAATTTCTCAATGAAGTTCATGACTAGAGTCTTATATAAAGGATCATAACACAATTTTCCACTATCATCGAACCAGAAATACTCTCTCTTTCCTCTACCTTTGGTTATTTTACATAGAGGATATCCAGCACTCGTAAACCTATTCATTGATGTGAGTAATCCGGGTATACCTCCTACAGCCTCCTCAAAAGTGAGCCTTCTTTTTGGGAAAATCCATGTCAAATTCTTGCGCATATGATACATTGTCCCCAATACAGCTCGGTCCGCTCTGCTTTCATCACACCTGGGAGAGAGTTTACTGAGTGTATCGTTAATCATATTAACAAGTGGATCTTCATTTTCAGCTCGTGGGTCATTTGGGCTTAATAAAGGTAAGTGTTTCTTTGGAGTTTCAGGCATTTCTGGTGCTATGACACTAGGTCTAATCTTTGAGACTCTGGATAATATAACTCGTTCTCGTGGAGGAAGTATTTCACAATCAACTAAACCAGGACCTTGGAAAACATTGGACTCAGCTTTGAAATCAACATCATCTGGAACTTCACTAGTATCATTGTAGTTGATTAATTGCTCTAACATTTCCCTAGTTATCGGTAAAGCAAGGCCATATAGACCGTCACTTCTACCTTTAGTTCCAGATCCAGCGACATGCATTCCAATATACATACCAGGACAAACATTACCATAGGATTCAAGCAATAAACCACACCAACCAGGACCATTTCCTATACCAGTATAAGTAAAGGCTGTTGGAGTATGGATGATGGTGTTTTTATAAGCATAATTCCTATGTTGTTGAATGCTAACTCTAGTAGTTGCAGTCGATCCGTCTGGTTGTACAATACAAACATCTCCACCATTAAAACGAGCAAAATCTTCCTCGCGCCAGAACTTGTTCAACATATTTGGAAAACCATTAATCTTCATTCTTGGTGGCAAACAAATCATAACAAAATCACATGTTACATCATTAATTTTGAGTTCACGAATCATATTACAACTATAAGGAACAGTGTCAATAGTGTCTTTGTAACTTATAGTTATTTCACCATGTGAGTAAAGATGTCCATTTTCATCAATCAGTGAGTGTCGGTGGGTGATAAATTTGGAGGAGCAAATAGGCATTCCATTCTGCTGACTTAAAACTTTGCCATTCACTTTCAAATAATACTTCAAACCGGTAAACGCTGAACTTTCACCACGCCAATTGGTTGCCAAATACCTATTCTTCCTCGAAAATTGGGTCGTCTTTTTCATTGGTTCGGAAGGGTCTTCAGGAACAAATGTTAAGGTGGATGGTTCGGTTTCTCTAGCTTTCTTATTTAACAGACGACGTATGAAAACAATACCAACATAGACTGACATAATGGCTGAAAATGTTTTAGCATGTGAAATCCAATAATTCTTAAGCTTATTAGCAAAAGTATAATGGTCCTTTCCAATTCCAAGTTCTTCCCATATTGTTATAGGAAATCCATCACCATACACCACATTCATTCTAGACGCAGCCAGCATTTGCTTTATATCTTCAATTCTCTGTTCACGAAGGGATGACATTTCTTCTTCACTTATGATAAGCGATTCCTGCAAAACTAGTCTTGTGATCTGTTCTTGTGGGATTCTTCTATTAATCCTTTCACAACTAGCGCATCGCAAGAACATTGTTCCATCGCATCTTTGTACTATTGTGTCTTTATTACAACATAAACAAATGTGTCTATGAATCATATTCCTGTCAACATTAGTACAATAAATATCAGAAGCAATGTCCTTGTTTGCAATAATAGTTTTAACTCGTTCACCTATCTCGTTATTCTCTTCGTGATTGGAAGCAGTAGAACCATATCCTTCAGCGTCAGAATCACTTTCCTCAACATTACTATTTATTATGCAGGTTAGAGGAGTGTCGGGATGTCTAGATGGGCCTTGTTCATTGTCACTTTCTTGGGGTTTTCTCGCGAAAGGAGGAAGCATTGTAACTCTTTCTTCCTGTGGTGGAGTGTCTTCTTTGTCACTTCCACTGCTACGACTTCCCTTCTTCTTGTTCTTGCGATTGTTTCCTTCAGCAAAGTAGCTCGCAGCAGTATTGAAGAAAGTACCAATGGGATTATCGTAGTTTATTGTTCCACGAGGAGCTCCCTTCATTTCAGCCATCATAGCGATTAGTTTCTCAGTTGGATCTTCAATGCAATCATTGTCTTGTGCAAAAGCTTCTTTCATCTTTCTACAATCATCTTGGTATCTCCTCATATCGTCCCTCAAGAAAGCAATCAATTGTCTAAAATTCATATTAAGGTGAATAGTCACAGGATTCTCGCGACTATTGTTTTTAATATTGAATTTAAGCCAAGCAGCATTATTCAAGTCTTCAACTGACATCTTACTAACGTTTATTTGATTTGCTGCACTCCAAAGATCACGACGTTGTGGGTTCTGAATCATTTCTACAACAAATCTTCGTCTTCTATCCAAAGCACCTTTAGGATATCCTGCTACAGTTCCATAAATAGTGTTATTTGCTGTAATAACAATTGTTGGACTCACAGTTGTTCCTTTCAATCCCATAACAATATTATCGGTTGAAGCAAATTCTGGTGTAAACTTAGAAGGCGATATCAGTTTTAAATATTCATCAGCAGCCCGATTAACAACTTGAGGATCTTTATTAACCAAAAACTCATCGATAAAAACAACAGGTTGTGCAATGTATCCAGACCAATATTCTTCAGTTTGATTACGGGTGTACACATCAGCTGGAGAATAGTCAAAGGCTCTATTTATCAAGACGGGCGCTAGAAGGGACTTACCGAAACCTGGATCAGCAGACAAATGGAAGGAATAGGGTACCTCTCTGGAATTATCACCATTATGATATTGTTCTAGATTTGAACTGATCTTCAATAGATCACTATAAATTTTCAAAACCATTGATCTATGAGCAGAGGTAGTGATCTTTTGAATTAGACTAGGGACTAAACCAATCTGTTCTTTTACCCACTTGGACATTTCTGGAGAGGCTAATATTTTTGCAATCTTAGATAACCTAAGAACACATGTGCTCTTAATGATCCAATCCTCACAAATAATGGCATCTTTCTCTTCAGGGGTGCCCCAAGCCATAACCATAGAATCTTTGAAGACAGTTGGTAAAATTACAAAGACAGCTCCCATTAGAAGTGAAATTCCAGATCCAGCGCGAATGACTGAGTTTAAGAAATCACATTTCTCTTTGATCACTCTCGTTTGTCCTGTAGCTAATCCAAATCCAGCACAAGTCATTGCCGAGATTGCAGAGATAGGTCCCATTCCTTCAGGTGTAAATTTAACGTCAGTCTTGGTTATGTCGAAGACGTCTTTTTCTCCTGTGAACATATCAGTGATTTTAAAAATAACATTTGAGGCAAACTTGAAAACAAAGATTCCAAGCACCTCTGTAGCCACTAAAAACATCAATACAATCAAGAAGAAAGCCACCTTCTTTCCACGAGTCAATGCACCATCCTTCAATTTCAAAATCCGATTTTTGATGAAAGCTTCGACGTCAAATTGGTTGATAACAAAGTTAGAAATTTTCGTGAATAAAGTTTCAATTAAGGAGGATATCTTGGCAGAAACAAATTCAGAAACCGTTAAAACCATTTTCTTAATCACTCGAATTATCTTTTCAACACCTTCTTTCAAACAATTAACTGACGAATCGAAAATAGCTTTCATTCTATCAATAAGGGATGCTGGTTGTTCTTCGTCATCTTCTTCAGCAACGAATTTCTCATATTGTAATCGAATTCCGGGTGACAATTCATCCAAATAAAATCCTCGCAATCGGTTGATCTTTTGCATGATTTCTTCCTTAGACCGGGAACATCCTGAGTGAATATTCTTGTCGGCTGTAGTCAAAGCAATCCTTACAACAAAATGATTCCTATAGTCAACTCTAGGATCCTCACTGACCAAACAAGTGGGCAATTCACTCAAAATAGCGCACAGATCACGATAAGAAGTCTCATCAATCTTATAACCTTTGTGTTTTCCGAACGGATTTTCAGGATTGATATAACGACAAGAGTACATGCATGGACACTTAATAGCCTTATGATTACAATATCTATGGGTTATCTTGTGAACATGACTCTTATAATCAAAATGGTCAATCTCATCTTCAGAATCGGTCTCAATCATTGGGTTCTCCGAATTCAAGTTAATGGTGTAACTCTTGTATGGCATCATTCTATCAATTCCGAAAGGCAAACCTTCGTGTCCGTTGGTTGGTTCGTCTTCCGTACCAGTGATAAATTCTTCATCGTCACCTTCGGGTACAAATTCAACATCCTCATCCTTTTCTCGGTGTACGATAAACAATTTCATCTTCTTCAAAATTGATTTAAGTGATGAATACTTAGTTGCCACATTTTTAACTGAATATTCACGATTTTCATAATTCCGACCAAATACTCTATCAAAAACGTTCAAGAACAGGTTAGTAAGTTCTTCATCGTCAATCATCCTTAAGTTCATTATTACAGATTCTTCCAGGGTCACATTGCAAAAGTCCTTAATTTCCGTTGTCGTTATTGGTAATTTTTCACATGATAAGATTGTATAGAAAACTGAACAAATTACAGCTTCAAACTTATCACTATCAATTTTCTTGTTCAACACATGATCATTTTGTAACTTGGGACATGCTCGCCAAGTGCCGCTCTTAACGGCTTCGCTTTCTTTAAAATTCTTAATATTTTCAATAATTAATAAAGGATAATCCTTTTCAGCATAGAGCCAACAATCATTTAAAATTTGTAAATATAAACGTTGGCATTTCTCATTATAAATTATATAATCGGTCATTGACCTTATCTTCTCATTTTCATGGAAAAACACCTCATTGGTGATTTCATTAATAATATTTTGCTTTTTCATTAAAGCTTCCATAATGATTTCTTATTTCTTTTATATATTTTATAAAATTTTATTTCACTTTGTAAATTCTTTTGAATTTTAATTCTCTTTTCAATTTTCACTTTGTATAACTTTGGCACTATATAAGCGCGGTAACACACGATAAACGACGTGTATGATCACAATAGTATGATACAACAATATAATACGATAGATACGATACGGAAAAACATTGGTAAATATTGTAGGTATAATAGTATATATATAGTAAATAGCACGTAGTAGTATGTATAGCACAGATAGCACAGCGTAAGTAGCACAGTATGGGTTT